AAGCTGATGTCGCCGCCATTTGCTATTCTAATTGCATCAGTGCTGTTAGCTTGGAAGCGAATATCATGTGCAGTTGAAGTGCCTAAAACTGCTGTAGAATTACCACTTTGCAAAAATGTAGTAAGAGTATTTGTGGTGTCTGTTAAAGTTAAAGTAGGAGTATTTGCATCAGATAAGATAATATCATCAGCGGTCAAAACCCCCGAGATGTCTACACCTGTGCTGGTGGTGGCGAGTTTGGCGCTATCTGCATACGACAGTGTTCCGGCAGCGGTTTTACCGCCGATCGCGTTGATGATCGTGTCGAGGCTATCGAAGTCTGTGTTGATCTTCGTTCCCCACGTATCCTCTGACGCGCCTACCTCTGGCTTCGTTAAGCCATATGCCGTTGTTGTCGTATCTGCCATGTCATTCTCCTATGCCGCATCGGCCCAAGTTTCGCTTGAAGCTGATGCCGGTGTCCAATCCGTCGATGTGGGGGATACAGCCGACCAGCTTTCTGGCGTGCTGCCTGCATCTTGCCACGTTTTGCTGTTTTCCGCAACAGGCGTCCACGTCTCAGGCGTGTCAGGTTCAGGCTCCCACTTCTTACGACCATTTGCGACCACAGACGCCGCGCACACGATGGTCGCGCTGTCACTCTGCACGCGGTTGCATGTGGCGCTGACAGTTGCTACGCAGGCAGCGGTGGCGCTGTCCTCGAATATCGCAACGGCGCTTGCCGTTGTGGACGCCTGCACAGCAATCGCAGCAGCGCCATCACGAACCCTCTCAGCAGAAGCAGCAACAGATGCAACAGCGGATATGGACGCGGAGCCAATATGCACGCGCTCAGCGGCAGCCGTAACGCTGGCAGACGCCGCAATCGTGGCAGACGCCTCCCTGACGCGCGTGGCAGACGCGGCAACAGATGCGGCGACGGCAATGGTGGCGCTGCCCTCTCGGACGCGATCAGCAGCAGACGCTGTCGTCGTAACCGTCTCGATGATCGACGCAGCGCCGCGAACACGCACAGACGCGGCGGCGGTGGCAGACGTGACGGCAACAATGGAGGCAGCGCCAATAATAGCGCCGTCCAAGCCGTAGTTGTAGCTGCCGTAGGTGCTTCGCCCGTAGCCGCTGCGATACGTCATTAGTCTAGCGTGATGTCGAGATCGCCCGCAGGAATGCGGAACACGTCGCCGGTGTCAATCGTCTTGTTGGCGGTCAGGTTGGCGTAGGCCAGCAAATTGCCGCCAGATGACGCGTCAAATATGCCGACAGCAACAACGGTGCCATATCCCGCCGTGGCGACGGGCCACTCTTCAGCGGATGTGTTTGACGCGGTGTTGCCTGACACGGTGAACGCCGTAGCCTGACGCGCGTAACCCCCGCCAGATACCTCTGTGCCGCCGCCAGTATCGTCAGGCGCAACAGTGTATAGCGCGGTGTGCCACTCGGTCGGGCGTGTCGCGCTGTTGGTGGTAAACGACCATGTTAGAACGGTTGTCTCGAAGGTGTTGGTGAAGCTCATCTCAATACGCCTTTATCTTCATGCGGCGACCAGACCCGCCGAATTTCGCTTTATCATTGTCTGCGTTTATACCACCAATCGCGTTCGCATACAAAGATGACCACACTTGCAGGCGCGCATCGTCTTTTAGATACGGCGCAGAATGCGATAGAGCGCCATACAAATACGCGTCGGGGAAGTATTCCAGCAGCCAGTTAGACGTGTTGCTATCAGACAGCGCGCCGATCTTGGCGTAGTAATATAGCTCCGTCGCATATGTGCCATCGGGAACGGGGAACACCTCGATCTCGCCAGCCGTGATCGCGTAGTAGCGTGGCTCGTATGTTGCGTTGGCCGTGCGCTGCTTGCGCTCCAGCAGCTGAAACTGGCTCATAAGCTCAAGCGGCTGCGTGTTGCCGGAGGTAATATACATCCGTATGACCTCGTAGAAGTCAGACGGCACGGCGCTATACTGCGTATCGATGTTGGCCGTGGCGCGCTTCTCTTGACGCCAGTGGCGTATCTGGCGGTTCATGTCTGCCTCGGCCAGCGAAATAAACGTCGGGATGACGCTCGTCAGGTCATCGCGGTCAAGGAAGTCGCCTATGCTGGATTGCAGCTCTGCGTATGTTGTAATTGCCATCTAACAATCCCATGCTTTGCGCGACCAGTAGTTGGCGCTTAGTTTGCTTGACTTACCCTTAATCCCACCCGACCTTGCGCAGTATGATGCCTTGCGCTTGGGCTGATCCTTCTTGATAGACATATTAGGATCGCCAAAGTTAATTTTCTTTACAGTGTCGCCCTCAACAGCAAGCACCTCAAACTTCTTTGGCCCGCCACGTCTAGGTTTATTTACCGCAGAAAACCCGTGGCGCTTCTTGGCTGCTGCTATTTTCTCTGACTTGGTGCGGGGCATTAGTACATTCTGCCCGTTGAAAGCTGCTGCTTATACATCTTAAATATGTTGCGCATCACATCTGCGTTATCGATAAACTGATACATCATAGGGTCTTGCTTTGCACGCTCCATAAATTGCGCAAACTCTGGATCTGCGCCAGAAGGAATAGGCATGCCTTCTTGTGGGCTAGGTCTGCCCATCGGCATAGGAATGCCAGCTTGCGGGCTTGGCCCTTGTGAAGCTGTAGGTGCAGCAGGCATACCACCGCCAACAGGGATATTACCAAACGTCATACTCGGCGCGGCTGGCATACCACCACCAACAGGCGTGCTGCCAAACGGCATGCTTTGCGCTGGACGCGTTTGCGGTCTAACTTGCGCTCGACCAGCACCACCTCCGCGCGTCACTGTTGGGCGCGGGGCAGCTTTTGGCGCGATGCTTTCGTCCGGCGCAAGCAAGCCACGCATTTGACGCAATTTGCGCATACGCTCTTCATCTTCTGACCCATATGGCGTTGCAAGAGCATTGGCCAGCACAGAAAATATACCGCCGCCCTCAAACTTATCGCCCATCTTGCCAGCGCCACCGCCGTCAATCATATCAATGAAGTCTAGAAATTTATCTGCCATGCTATTTCTTCTTTGCTGTCTTAGCTGATTTCTTAAACGCCTTCGCGGTGGGCGCGCCTTTGCTGCCTACCTTGCGCATCCTTTCGCCAGACCCAGCAGCAATGCGCTTACGCTTTGCGTGGATGTTTGCGTATAAACCCTTCTTCGGCATTCTATGCTCCTTCGCCCCACTGGACGCATTGATAATCGGTTGCGCGATATGCAGGAAACATCTGCCGCGCGTATTCCAGCCCGCTCGGTATGGACTGTATGCATTGGCTCTCGCTCTGCATCACAGGGCTGCCAAACGAAAAGCAATTACCCTCGACGCTGCAAAGTAAAAGCAGCGCCGTCCACATCACTAATAAGCGCCCTTGCGCTTCTTCGCCATACACGTTCCAGCGCGCTTGCATGCGGCGGGTGTCGGGCAGCCCTTACAAGGCTTAAACTTCGGTGCTTTCATCAAAACAATCTCCATAAATTACGCGCAGCGTAACATATTGAGCAAGATTAGGCTATACCGCGCAAGTTCCTGCGTATCGCGCCACGCCAAGACAGCATCGGGCCTGACAATGCCGTCGCCGCGTCCGACGCCATAGTTAAGCAAACAGCATCAGCTAAATCCGGCGAACGCAAGCCACGCTTACGCATGCTGTCTTTGCTCTCGGCTTGCATTTTGCCGGACGAGGTAAAGCTATACCGTATGGCAGTTAGATCAGCCCGCAAGTCATCATCCTCCGGCAGCTTGCACGAACGATCCTCTAGCCACGCCTTTGTCTTAAACCACAGCTCAGTACGCAAATTATTATACGTCTCGCCCATGCTGGGAGCCTCGGCAACATTCACACCACGCACAGGCGCGCCTAGCTCACGCAACCTATCAACCACACCAGCGCCAACGCCAATGCTATCCACAAGTATTTCATCAGGCTGCTGGCTGGGCGGCAACGCTTCATACTCAGCCATAACCCTGCCCACGGTCTGCATCAGATCCAAACCCTGCCACGACTTAACTTCCGTTATAACGTTAGACTCGCGCTTGCAAAACGCTGTCCTATCGCTACCAAATCTTGCCGGATCTATGGCCCACACAGTCTTCGCATTCGGCGCAAGCTCAATATCACGCTTCATAGCACTCTCCACCAAATGATACGGCACAATCGTATCATCGTCGGCAAGAGGAAAATCACCCATGACCCTTATCAAAAACGCGTTAGATTGTTCGCCGTATCTCACGCGCATCTCGTCAACAAACTCTTCAGACACCAGCGGGCTATCCACGCATGACCACCGACGCGTCCACCAGCTAGATGCCATCTTCGTTTGGCTTTCGTAAAACGTTCCGCTGGATCTGGTCGGGTTAGACAAAAGTATCGTGGTCGCGTTGTGGCCCGACATTGATCCAGCAGCAGCCTCAAACACCTTCTCAGGCACACCGCTGGCTTCATCAACAACCAGCAAAACATGCTCTGAGTGAACGCCAGCCAATGCTTCTGGCGTTTCTGCACGGCTGGTGCGGGCCGATATAAACGCCTCTGATGCAGCAGCAGCAAGCTCAACGCGATCCGATTTCACAGTAAGCAGCTGCGATATTTCTTTAGGAAGCTCATTTATCCAACGTTTAAGCTCGGCAAAAAGCGCGTCAAAAAGCTGGCCGCTGGTTGGCGCAGTCACAACAACCTTATTCGGAAACCGCAGCAACAAAAACCAAAGCATGGCCCAAGACGCGGATGTGGACTTTCCCGTGCCATGACCAGACCTTACGCTAATCTTGCGCTCGCCAGCCGCAATGGCTTGCAAAAACTCTGCCTGATATGGCAGCGGCTCAGCGCCAAGCATCTCCCTAACAAAACGCACAGGATCTTGCGCGTACCGCGTCACAAAATCCTTCATCAGTTTTGCCTGTGCTTCACTCATTGTCTGGCTCCGGCGTAACGTCAATAATGCTTGACCTATTCTTACGCAGCGCATCC